TATTTGTCAAATTGGCCGCGCATGGAGATCGGTGACGACGTCGTCAACGAGAACACCTACGACGATATGCTCACCCACCGGCCGGGCGGTATGGTGCGGACCCGTCGCCTCGGCGGCATCCAGGCATTGGCGGTTCCCTACACCGCGGACAAGACCTTTGGGCTGATCGAGTACCTCGACCAGACACAGGAAGTGCGGACCGGTGTCGCCCGGCACAATCAGGGCATAAATCCTGACGATTTGAACAAGACGGCGACCGGGGTGTCGCTATTGCAGCAGGCCGCGGCGCAGCGGGTCGAGCTGTTTGCGCGGATATTTGCGGTCGGTGTCCAAGAGCTGCTGCGCGGCGTCATGGGGCTGGTGAAGCGTCACCAGCAGCAGGAGCGGATAATCCACATTACCGGCGATTGGCTGAAGTTCAGTCCGGACGAATTGCGCGGCGACGATATGCCGGTGACGGTCAGCGTCGGGCTGGGCACCGGCAACCGCGACCAGATCCTCGCGCAGCTCATGCAGCTCGTGCAATTGCAGGGCAATATTGTCATGCAGCAGGGCGGCGTGCAGGGCCCGCTGGTTTACGCCAAGAACGTCTACGACGTGCTCCACACGCTGACCGAGGCGGCCGGTTTCAAGCAGCCGTTTTTTCAGGATCCGTCGGTGCCGCCGCCGCCCGGCATGGCGGGCCCGCCGCCGCCGCCCAAGCCCGACCCGACGCAGGCGATCGTCGAAGCGACGAAGGTCAAGGCGCAGGCCACGGTGCAGGGGATGCAACTAAAGGCGCAGGCGCAGCAACAGCAGGCGCAGAGCAAGGCGCAGCTGGATGCCCAGTTGGCGCAGCAAAAGGCGCAGCTGGATGCCGAGCTGCAGCAGCGCCGGCTCGACCACGAGCTGGAGATGGAGCGCCAGCAGGCGCAGCACAAAATGGTGCTCGAGGCGCAGCAGGCCCAGCACGAGCAGGAGCTGCAGACGCGCGAAATGCTCGCCAAGGTCGCGGTCGCGCAGCGCGAGGTCGAGCTCAAGGCCGAGGCCGGCGCGTACAACCCGCGCCCGAACGGGGGATTTAACGGGGGCGGCGATTGATCTCTTGGTGGGGCCGTTTCGGGCGGTTTTTCTCCGGGAGCTTTGTCGCGGAGCCGTGGCCCGCCACCAGCGCGCCGCCGCCCGACGAGGTTGTACAGCTCGGCATCCAGGCGCAGCGGCTGCTCGAGGACCCGGTGCTGCGGCTGGCGCTCGACCGGATACAGACAAAGCTCGTCGAGACCTGGCGGCAGACTCAGGTCGGCGACCACCGGGGGCGCGAAGCCGCCTACCAGATGTATTGGGCGGCCGAGCAGTTCAAAGCCGAACTGCGCCAGATGATCGGCTCCGGCCGCATCGGACACCGCAACTAACCTAGGAAAACACGGATGAGCGACCAACGCGGCGCCCAGGCGGGCGTCGGCGCCGATACCGCTATGCCTGCGGGCAACAGCGAGGCCGAGATTGTTTCGCGGATCGAGGGGCTGCTCGACGATACCCCGCCGCCGCGGCAGCGCCGCCAGCCGGCACCCGCGCCCGAGCCGACAGAGATACCGACAGAATCCGGCGCCGACGAGGCGCCCGATGACGCCGGACCGGACGACAGTCCGACCACCGGCGACGACGACGACCGAGAGGAGGCAGAACCGGAGGGCGGCGAGGAGTCGACCGCACCGGCCATCGAAGCCCCGACCAGTTGGTCCGCGCAAGACAAGACTCTGTTCTCACAGCTTCCACCCGAAGCGCAGCAAGTCATCGCTCGCCGGGAAAGCGAACGGGACCGGGTCGTCCAGCAGCGGACGCAGGAGATCGCCGAACAGCGCAAGGCCTTCGAGCAGCACTGGGGCGCGATCCAATCTGAGCGGCAGCAGTACGAGACCAACCTGCAACAGTTGCTGCGCGTGGCGCTTCCCGAAGCGGAGCGGTTCGCAAATGTCGACTGGCAGCGCCTGGCGACTGAAGACCCGTCCGGATACGTCCGACTGACCGCAGAGCGCGACGCGCTGCGCGGCCGCGTCGGCGCGATCCAGGCAGAGCTTCAGCAAGTCCAGTCCGCCCAGCAGCAGGAAGCGGCTCGGCACTATGCGACCGTGCGCGCGGAGCAGCACCAGAAGCTGGTCGAGCTACTGCCCGATTTCGGCGATCCCGAAAAGGGCCCCAAGCTCGCCAGCGAGATGCGCGGCTGGCTGCAGAGCCAAGGCTTTACCCCCGAGGAAATCGGCCAGGTCATCGACCACCGGGTCCTCCGGGTGGTGGAGCGTGCGATGCGGGCCGACCGGGCCGCGGCCGCTCGAGAGAGCGCCGAGGCCAAGCGGTCGGCGGCGGCACCGACAGTGCAGCAGCCGGGGGCCGCAAGGCCGCGGTCTGATCTCACTGCGGCGCAGCGTCACCAGCGCAACGTCGAGCGATACCAGCGCACGGGGAAAGAAGCAGACGCGATCCGCATGCTGATGGATCGCCTCTGATCCCTTCAACCTCCTCTCCAAAGGCAAATCGTCATGGCTATACTTGCCGGGACCGCGACGACATTCGCGGGCGCGCCTGGACTTATGGGTTTGCGCGAAGACCTCTCGAACGAGATCTACATGATCTCGCCGGAAACCACGCCGTTTATGAGCAATGTCGGGCGTGGTACTGCTGATGCCGTCCTTCATGAATGGCAAGTGGATGCGTTGGCACCGCCGAACCTCGCCAACGCCCAGTTTCAAGGTGATGACATCTCGTCGTTTACACCGGCGAGTGTCACCACCCGATTGGGCAACCGGACCCAGATTTCCCGTAAGGAAGTCATCATCTCGGGCACGGTCGAAGCGGTGAACAAGGCGGGCCGCAAATCCGAGGTCGCGCGCCAGATGTACAAGCGCGGCCGCGAGCTCAAGATCGACATCGAGTCGATCATCCTGAGCAACCAGGCGGCTGCGGTCGGCGCGGTGGCGACGGCGCCAAAGGCGGCGAGCGTGCTGGCGTTCATCAAAACCAACGTCAGCCACGTCGGCACCAACCCGGTCGGTGACGGGTCGAACGCCAGAACCGACGGCACCCCGAGAGCCTTTACCGAGGCGATGCTCAAAACGACGATGGCGTCGGTCTACACCAATTCCGGCGAGGATCTCGACGTCCTGATGGTGCCGCCGGCGCAGAAAGCGGTCGTCTCCGGCTTCACCGGCGGCGCCCAGAAACAGGTCGACGTGACGACCGCCAAGGTCGTGAGCACGGTCGACATCTACGTCGGTGACTTTTTCACGGTCAACGTGGTGCCGAACCGGTGGATGCGGTCGCGGGATGCGCTGCTGCTGAATTACGATTACTGGTCGGTCGACTGGCTGCGGCCGATCAAGCAGCAGGAGCTGGCAAAAACCGGCGACGCGGAGAAGCGGCTGCTTCATTAGGGAGCCTTTGCGGAGCAATCCGCATCGAAGAACTGGGTGAATTGCAGGAACCCCCTAACGTAAAGCCGAGGGCAATCTGCAGCCAAGCCGCCCACCGGGCGGAAGGTTCAACGGCCATCCCGCAAGGGAGTAGGGGCGAAGCCGCCCCGAAGCGCCCAGCCCCGCGCGAGCGGGTGATGAAATGGTCTCCTCTATACCGAGAGGTATAGCTGCCGGGGCAACCCGGCGCGGCAGGATTAGCGATCCTGCTGGAAGATATGGCTTGGAGAATGGACCCTCGTTGCCAAGAACGAAGCGGCCAACGGGCTGATCGCCGACCTGTCGTAAGTCTCGAGGAAGGAGCCCAGCGTAGGCTGGGCTCCCCCCGGCTAACGGAAGAAAGTAATCTTGACCCTAAGGGTCAGGATCACGATTATCCTTAGCCGGAGCTTGCGATGTACCAGCATCGCCTGCTCCTCGTGCCCGGCTACCAGCCTAGCCGGTTCAGGCGCCGGCCTAGGCCCAACCTAGGCCGGCGTCGGCATTTTACGGGCGGTTCCTGCGGGAGCCGCCTTTTTCTTTTGGGAATTCCCCGATGCGCGAAGTTGTCGACATCAATCCCTGGTCGGGTGCGGTCGAAACGATCGAATGGGATGAAATTGAACAACGACTGATCGTTAAGACCGTCTGCGACGTGCAGCCTGTTCTCGATTTCAACAGCTATCTGGCGAATCACACCGATGGCTGGATCGACAAAGAGCGCACCGGCCGGCTTGCTGCCCGAATTCCGGAGACGCTCGCAAAAAAGTGGTTCTTGGAATACGGCGTCAATTGTTGGAACCCCCGACAAGACTGGCCGAAGATAAAAAAGCTGCTGAATTCCAACGAATATCGCCGGCTCCGCGGCCCGTACTTTCACCTGTGAGGCGTGATGGATAGCGATGGTCCGCGGCGGCCGCTGGTGAAATCACGCTCGGCGGCGGCGCGTAAAGCGGCCGAGATTGCCGAGGCGGCGCGGGCCGCCGAACGCAGCCGTCAGGATGCGGCGCTCTTGCGCGCTGTGGAGGTGATCCGTGCCGCTCGATAGCTACGCTGCGCTGCAGACGGCCGTCTTAAACTGGCTGGCGCGCCCGGCCGACCCGCTGGTGTCGGGCTCGATCCCCGACATGATCAAGCTGTTTGAAACCGAGGCCAACCGCCGGCTGCGGGTGATCGGCGCCGAAGCGATGGACGATGTCTATGGCGGCGCCGGCCCGCTCGACCTGCCGGCGGATTTTCAGGAGCTCCGCAAGGCCTGGATCGACGGTGGGCCGCCGCTCGAATACATCGCACCCGGCAATGCCGGGGTGTGGGGTTACACCGGTTTGCCGCGCTATTACACG